TCCGATCTCAGTAAATTAGAACAAGCATTAAGCCAACTACCACAGGCCGGGTCTACCCGTATCCGTGGTGGCTCAGCGTCCATGCAGTATCGCCCGGTGACCATCCAACAGGAAGGGTTCCGTCAGTCCAACCTCGTGCAGTCCTTGGCGAAGTTTGGTACTGCTATGGGTGAGGCAGCGGATGCCTACGACAAGCGTCAACGGGACAAGGCTGATGAGCGGTCAGATGAGATTATCCGTAAGTTGACCCCAGAGCAGCGCCGCGAGGCAATCAAGAACGGGACCCTGCTGTATCAGGATGACCCGTACGCTATGGAAGCCCTACGGTTCAAGACTGGCCGTAACGCTGCGTTCCTCATCGACGACGAAGTGGCACAGAAGGTTCAGAACGGTGAGTTCCGTACCCGTACTGAGATGGAAGAGTATCGCCACAAACGGTTGACCGAAGGTGCCAACGAGTTCGCTGAACAGTTCATGATTAACCCTGAGGACTCTGAGTTCCAGAGAGGGTTCAACGCGAACATCACCGAGCGTAACATCTCGCTGTATGGCAAGCATGATGCGTTCCTGAGCGAGCAGGCCCAGAAGGGTGCCATACTGGCCTCGAAGGTTGAGCTGTCAGGCGTGCTTAAGGACCCTCAGGTTCTGGCCCGTCCAGAGTCCGGTGAGTTCTTCCAGCGCTACATTGATAATGCGCTTAAGACCGGAAGCATACCTAGCGACGCTCAGGCACAGCAGGTCATCATCGGGTCCCTTAACGACGTCATTCAGCGTCCGGGTGCGACCAACTTCTTGCAGAGCCTTGAGGGCCGTCAGGTAACCCTTAACGGGAAGACCACGACCTATAAGGAGCTGATGGGAGAGGAGCAATGGAACGCCCTGATGGTCAAGGCCCAGTCGACTCAGTTTGACAATGATGCTAAGTTGTCCGAAGGTTTCCGCCTTGGGATTACCAGTGCGTTGAACCAAGACGACACCAGCAAGGGCTGGGAGATGCTTCAGGGTGCCAAAGCGGAACTTGACCGTCTACAGCCCGGTGAGCAGATGACCCCAGAGCGTGAGCGTTTGATTCAGGCTGAGGAGCAAATGCAGGCCCGTTTCCGTCAGGAGGCCCAAGCGAAAGCCAAGGAGATGGACAAGCGGCAGAAGACCATCAACAAGAATCAGGTAATCGACCAGCAGTTCACCAAGCGTATAAACGGTCAGTACGTGTCCACCAGCTACAAGGATATGCCGACCAACGAGAACACCGGAGAGTTCACTCACAGTGACATGGTGAACTACGCTAACGGTAAGCTGGCTGAGATTGACCAGATGCAGCTCACGGAGCAACAGAAGGACCGCATGAAGCTGAGCTACCTACGGGCAGACTCAGAGGGTGGAGCCTTCCGTACCGTTGTGGGCCAGCTGGTAACCGACGCTGGGTCTGAATGGTCTGCCGCTGTTATTAACGGTAAGTTACCAGAGGACACCACAGCGTTGAACAAGCTGCGAACCATGCGTAACACCGACCCGGACCTCTTCGCTGCACTGTACCCGGACAAGGCTGACTTGTTCCTGACGATGGACATGATGGACAAGCAGGGCATCGCCCCGCAGATTCTCATCGACGCTGACCGTTCCCGCCGCAGTCTCACAAAAGAGATGCAGTACGAGGACGATAAGGCGTGGGCGTCCCTGAAGAACAACTCAGAGTCCCCAGAGCTTTCCCGCATTCCGGCCAGTCTTGATGGCATGGCTCGCAAGATTTACGACAGTGTTAAGTACCGGACTGGTAACAGCGACATGGCGATGCAGCAGGTCGATAAGTTCCTCAAGGAATCCACTGTGACCTTCAAAGGTGACGACGTGGATGGTGATACCATTGGTATTATCCCGAAGAACATCTTACAGGTCAGCGATGACCCTAAGAGCTGGGAGCAGGGCCGAGACATCCTTGAAGAAGCACGTAAGGGAATCATCGCGGCTAACCCTTGGGTGACCAACAAGCAGCTGACGATGTACCAGCAGGGTGACTCTATCTACATGATGGACACAACTGGCACTGTCCGAATCCGCTACGACAAGGAGCTACTGACTCGAACCTATCAGGAACAGCAGCAACGACTGGCCAAGGAAGCCGAAGAGAAGGCACTGAAGGAAGCAACCAAGCGTGCACCTATCGCCGCAGCCACTCAGGCCCGTAAGGCCGCTGGTGAGCGTGTCCGTGCGAAACGTAAAGCCACTCCGAAGTTCATCTATGGAGGCGGTGACCAATAACTATTAAGGAGACAACATGAGCTACGATAAGTCTAAACCTAGCGATTACGATGGCATCTTCCAGAAGGCAGCAGACTCTCATGGGGTCTCCTATGACCTCCTGCGTAAGTTATCGTTTAACGAATCATCCTTCAACCCTAAGGCCGTCTCTAAGACTGGCCCTAAGGGAATCATGCAGTTCACCCGCAACACGGCCCGCGCGCTGGGCCTTAACGTGACCGATGGTGACGACGATGGGCGCTACAACCCAGAGTTAGCCATTGACGCTGGCGCTAAGCTGCTTGCAAGCCTCGTCAAGAAGTACAACGGGGATGAGCTGAAAGCTGCCCTAGCGTACAACCAAGGGGAAGGCCCAGCGGGCGCACCTCAGCTTCAGGCTTACGATAAGGGCGACTTCGGGTCTATCTCGGAGGAAGGTCGTAACTACATGCGCAAGTTGCTGGATGTGGCCAAGAGTCCAAACTCAGGCGCACTGGAGGCTTTCGGTGGTATCACCCCAAAGGGTAAAGGGATTCCCGCAGAGGATGCCTTCAAGGGCATCTCCAAGGCTGGCAAGGTAGGTACCGAACTGCCGGAGTCCCATGGGTTCGACGTTGAAGGTGTAGCGCAGGAAGCGCCCAACACGCCATACGCTAAGGACTTCTGGGAGAAGACCGGGACGACTCTCGATGAGTATAACGCTCGGTCTACCTTCTTCGGGTTCGGTGACGCTGCTGATGCTCAGATTCAGAACTCCACATTAGGTGTGGCCTTCCGTGCTGCGCGAGCCGACGATGGGTACGATGTGTTCAAGGACACGCTGACCCCGACTCGCTGGAACTCTTATGTTCCCTCCAAGGAAGACCTACAGAAGCTGCGCGACTCTGGGTTACCTCCGAGCTACTACGGTGTGGTGACTGGTGGTGACGGTGAGAACTGGGACGCACTCATCAAGCTGGCCAAGGATAACTTCGAGGCTGACCAACGGGCCGCTGAGGCCGGTACTGGTGCGAAACTCGCTGCTGGTATCGTTGGTGCTGGTGTAGACCCGCTCAGCTATGTACCTCTTGTCGGTGTGGCCGGGAAGGGACTCAAGGTGGTCAATAAGGCCCTGCGAGTAGGTGCACAGGCTGGAGCGCTCAGTGCTGCCTCTGAAGGTATCCGTACGTCAGTCGCTGGTGGCGAAGCTCACTACGCTGATGCGGCACTTGGTGGGTTACTGTTCGGTGCTGGTATGTCTGCCCTTAGTGACGCTGTGGCCGCTGGCATTCGTAAGGCTCGTGGAGTAGACTCCGTAAATGAGTTCGCTGGTCCGGCACTCCGCATGGAAGCACGAGAGACTGCCATCAACACTGGTGGTCACGACACCTCGACGCTACCTCCAGAGAACTTCGCGTTCGAGCAGGACCACAGAGGTGTTCCGTTCGCCGACCACCCGACCGAAGAGGGTGCAGTGGTTCTGGCCAATGGTTCCATCCTGAGTGATACCAACCCGCTTAACCCAAGGACTCAACGTGACTTCGCAGAGATTGACCCAGAGCGTGCAGCTCCCGGTATCAAGCTCGGTGGGTTCACTGAGATTGGCCTGAAGACATTAGGGTCCAAGGATGCTGGTGTACGTGCAATCGCTCAGGACCTCGTGCGCTCTCCTACAGGGATGCAATCAGGGTCTAGCGGTAAGTTCGGGGCTACAGCTTCGGACATCCATGAGCGGCTCCATGCGACTGACCAACGGATGTACAACCAACTGTATGACGCTGTTGACCGCGCCATGAAGGACCCAGAGTTCTCCGTGGGCGAGCAGAAGATGTCACGCAGAGCCATCCGTCAGGAAGTCTACAAGCGTGCTTCCTTGGCGATTGAGCGCCCAGAGTTACAGGCTGATTTGACCAAAGGTGAACGTGAGGTGATGGACCTGCTGAAAGAGCACTTCGACACCAAACGTGAACTGATGGAACAGCCGGGTATCTTCGGCAACGCTAACGCAGTGAGCATCTTCCCCGGTAGTCGACACAAGGGTACATACGTGCCTAACGTGTACGACAGGGGTGCTAAGGAGCTGATGATGCAGAAGCTGGGTGGACCTGAAGGACTCCAACAGGCAATCGCTCAGAGCTGGCTCACCAGTTACCGAGTGCGTCCTGAGGTCAAGGCACGTGTCGACGAGTACCTAATGGAACTCAACGGCTACAAGTCGGTAGACCAAGTGACACCCGAGGTGGTCCAGAAGCACGCTATGGATAAGGCGTACGGTATCAGCCATACTGAGGACTTCACAGCGTCCAGCGTCATTGATGACAACATCACAGGTCTGGTCGGTATCGAGAATAACTCGTTCCTTGAGGCCCGTAACATGTTCGACAGCGACCTCCCGGTTACCTTACCGGATGGTTCAACCTTCAGCGTCAATGACCTGAGGGACTTCGACATGGCACGGATTATCCCAGCGTACGACCGCCGAGTTAACGGTGATATCTCCATCATGGGTGGCAGTGGGAAGACCACGAAGCAGCTCAAGGACGAAATCATGGCGTTAGACAAGCGGGCCGAACGTAAGGGACAACTGAAGGGTGAAGTGGAAGCGCTGAAGGACACCGTTAAGATTCTCACTGGTCGTGCTCGCCGTAACAACGATACAGCCTTTGAGACGGCTATGCGCTCCCTGAATGACCTAGCGTTCTTCGCTAAGAACTTCTACATGGGTCCGCAGAACCTCACAGAGATTGCAGGGATGTTGGCCAAGGGTAACGTTAAGGCGATGCTCCACGGCATCCCAACGTTGCGCGACCTAGCGACCAGAACATCTCCGGTTTCCGGTAGTGAACTCCGTGAACTCCATGGGGCGCTGTTCGGTAAGGAACTCGACCAGTTAATCCGTCCGGGACGTGAGGATATCGTACAGCGAATCCGTGAGGCTTCCGATACCAGTGGGGCCATGGCGTCAGTCATTGGTACCATTAAGTTCGGTACTCAGGAGCTGTCGGCCCGTTCTCCTTGGACCAAGATGCTGAACGGTACAGCCAACTACATTCTGGACACTGCCCGTCAGGGTGTGCTCGGTGATGTTGCTGGTGCGGCCCTAGGCGGTAAGGGTTCCAAGTTTGGTAAAGAGAACTTCCTCAAAGCTGCCTCTATCAGTCCTGAGCAGTGGAAGGGAATCAAGCAACTATTTGTCGACCACGCGACTCGTGATGCTAACGGCCAGTTCACCATCAAGGATAAGAAGGCTTTCAGTCAGGACCCGAGAGCGATGGACCTGTGGCGTCTTGCCGATAAGGTCGCCGACGAGACCATGCTGCGGCCCCACAAGGTATCCCAGCAGGATTCCAAGGCGTACGGTGCTGGTGTAAAGATGGCTATGCAGTTCAAGAACTTCACCATCAAGTCACTCAACGCTAAGTTCATTCGGTCCTTCTATGAGGGCTACAAGAACAACCGCGCTATCGACATGGCGTTGACCCACATCCTGTCACTCGGTATCGCAGGGACTTACTTTGCGATGCAGGCCCACGTGAAGGCTTACGGCCTCCAAGAGTCTCAGCGTAAGGACTACCTGAAGAAAGCCTTGAACCCGACCATGCTGGGATACGCAGCGTTGACCCGAAGTTCCCACACTGGTGCCCCGCTGTCCATCGTATCGATGATGGCTGGTGCCGCTGGGTTCCAAGATGCCAACATGTTGCGCTCCACCATCTTACCTAAGGAGGAACAGTTCCAGAAGAAAGATGGAGCGTCCAAAGGTCGGGCCGAGTCGAGCAACCTTGCAGGTAACCTTGGGTCTCAGGTCCCAGCTCTTGGTTACGTAGGGAACGTCATTGCGACCGCTAAGAACGCCTACGGTGTTGCTACAGCACCTAATAAGCCGACTGAGCGTGACTACATGACTGGTCTGATGAACTCCACTAAGGAGCTTGTTCCGAACGACCCACTGACTCAACAGCTCATCATGAAAATCTACGAGGCTAACGGAGTAACCATCAAACAGCAGCCTAAACCCAACTAATTAGGTAGCACTATAGGGAGACCATCACGGTTTCCCTTCTCATTCAACTAAAGGAGGTCACAATGGACCAAGACATTAAAACAGTCATTCAGTACCCAGTAGGGGCCACTGAGTTCGACATCCCGTTCGACTACCTGTCCCGTAAGTTTGTCCGTGTGTCGCTGGTAGCTGACGACAACCGCAGACTGCTGAGTAACATCACTGAGTACCGCTACGTGTCTAAGACCAGAGTGAAGCTCCTTGTGGAAACTACTGGGTTCGACCGTGTGGAAATCCGCAGGTTCACCTCGGCGTCTGAGCGAATCGTTGACTTCAGTGATGGCTCGGTTCTCCGCGCTGCTGACCTTAACGTATCTCAGATACAGTCAGCTCACATTGCCGAAGAAGCAAGGGACGCTGCACTAATGGCCATGCCAGAGGATGACGCAGGTAACTTAGATGCTCGCAACAGGAAGATTGTCAGACTGGCTCCGGGAGAGGCTGGAACAGATGCCATAAACAAGAACCAGTTAGATGAGACTCTTGGGGAAGCTGGTGGCATCTTGTCAGACTTTGAGGATGTACGTGATGAGATTATCCAGTACATCGCCAAGTTCACGGATGATACTGGGGCTGTACGCGGAGTATCTTACGTGTACAACAACGGGAGAGCACTTGGCGGTGAGACTGGTTTTCACATCGATATTACACCACCTCCGCTAGGTGTTCCGTACTTGTCGATAAACGGTAGCAAGCAATATCGGGGATATCACTTCACGTATGACCCGATTACTGGTAACGTGCAAGGACTGGTGACGCCACTGGAAAAAGATGACTTCGTGGTTGCCACTACCACAGAGAGCGTAACACCAATAGAGGATTTATACGCCAGCACACAAGGCGCATCCATGATAGGAACGTTGAGCGGCAGCACGGTGGAGGAACGCATAGCCGAAGTAGAACAGAGCGTTATCGACTCAATAGACGGAGTCCGAGTTGACAGCTTCATTGGGATGACTGATAGTGATGCGATAGATGCAGCCATTACAGAGGCCCTCCGAGTCAATAGCTACGTCAAGTTTTCTCCACGTGTGTACACTGTGGACAGACCTGTCATCCTCCCTTCTAAGATAGTGCTGGTAGGAACCCAAGGCCTCACTAAGATAGTCGCCAGCGCGAGCTGGAATGGCCCGGTGGTGATGTCAAAGGATGCCCCTGCTGGGGACTACCTGACTATAAACGTACCGTCTGCAATGGTGTACGGGGTGTATATCTTCGGAATAATCATTGAGTCGGGTTGGAATGGTACAACAGACGACTCCCGGTACCACACCGAGTGTTTACGTATTTACGGCGCAGGAACAATACTGAAAGGTGTTCGTGTCGGTAAGTGTCGTGGTGATGGGGCTAATCTTGGCGGTCGAGGACTAACAGCTATTGATTATGGTGCTCCTAGTCTCTATTCGGATGTACGTGCTGACCTAATTGGCAAGAATGGTATAACCATTGGTGGTTCCTCGGACAATCACACTCAGAACATCGTTGTGCGAAACGCAGGACTATTGGAGCATGATGTTTACTACTGCATCGGCATCGGTCCGGGAGGTGGTACACGTGGGAATGAGTACCACACGTGGCACAGTGGTGACGCTCAGATAACCCCGCTTTACCAAAACAGACCTAAATACGGGCTGTATCTTGCTGGTTGGGACACCTATATCACCAATGGTCACTTCGAGGGTGCAGCAAGTGCTCAGATAGCCAACTTTGGTGGTAGGAATCAGGTGACCAACGTTCGGGCCTACTCTACTTGGGACCCAGATAAGTGCACAGTTCTAGTTGCAGGACCTGCCTTCAAGTTCGTTGGTAACATTGGTGCCCCTATGAACAACGTACCAGCTAACCGCTGCCATGCGTTCCAACTGGGTACAGCTGATATACAGGTTAACCAAGTAGAAATCACGGCTCAGGTAAACGGCCAGAAGTTTGTAAACTACGTCAATGCTGGTGGTTCTAACTCCATTGCAGTGCGAGGCACTCTAGGTATTGCTGGAGCATCCGGCCTAGGAACCTTGGTCACTGGCACTGTTCCTGATGATAACGAGCTAACAATCATTGCTGAGCCATACAAAGGTAAGCGGTTAGGCTTGAACCTGATACTGACAGGAGACAAGGGCCTGACGTGTCGTGACGTTAACTCTACAGGACAGATTAGCGGAGTCAATGCGCTACTTACTGGTAAAGTTATGTTAACTGGCCTCAGTTCCGATATACCAACCACTCCGGGCACCGTGTACGTCGATTCCAACGGTAACCTGAAAGTAAAACTATAAGGAGCGCTACATGTTAGACAAACTGAATCAGCCGAAAGGCTCAACCATTGGTGTGCTCAGGGATGGGCGCACTATCCAAGAGGCATTCGACTCTATGCCGCAGCTTAGGTCATTCGAGGGCGACACACCTTCCGATAGACTACGCGCAGCAATAACCATGGGCGTCTCAGAGATTCTGATAGGCCCGGTTGAGGAAAACGGCGGGCTTCCGTATGAGTTCGGCAACGTTGTCATACCGTACCCGCTTCGCATTGTTGGTAAAGGCTCGCAGGGTATAAACACAACAAAGGGAACCGTTATTAAACGTTCTGCTGGCGCACCCTTCATGTTCCACTTCAGTGGCGAGGGACAGTCCCAGCGACCGATGGGTGGTGGGCTGTTTAACATCAACTGTAATGGCGATTCTGCCACAGCTATCGGAGACTTAATCAAAGTCACACAGTGGTCTTACTTCAAGGCCCAGAACTGTGCATTCCAGAACATGGCTGGGTGGGCGTTCCGATTGAAGGACGTCATGGAGTCCACAATAACTGGCAACTTGTTCCGACGCTTGGGTGGACCGTCTGGTGGTGGTATACTGTTCGACGATATCCGGTCGGCAGTGACAGACAACGTTAACAACCTCCACATTGAGGACAATACGTTCGCGCTTATCTCTGGACCATGGATTGGCTCAACGGCCAACTCTAACCCTGACCTTATCTGGATTTGTCGCAATAAGTTCGAGTATGATGGCACACCAGCTGTCCCTAACGAAAACCCATCTTACGTGCTGGACTTTGCGCAGCTGAGCAGGGCGTTTATCTCTGAGAACGGGTTCACTCACTTCACTACAGCACGCAACAATTATGCTGGTGTGTTGAGGCTCGGTTCGACAGCGTTAGGTACTGTGCTGTTCGCGGATAACCTCCTGTTCGCCTGTGAGTCGGCTGGTGTGATTAATGGTGGTATCGTCGAGAGCCGTGGCAACATCAACAACCAAGGGTCTGCCAGCGCGGCTATCACCCAGTTCACCAATAACTCCAGCAAGGTCTGTAAGCTACAGCGTGTGGTTAACATCCAGTCTAACGGCAACGTCTCTGTGGGACCCCAGCTGTTTCCTGCTGGTTATATCAACATGGCAGAACTTCCGGGTAACACTCGGTTATCTTCCGAGTACGACGCTGGTGGTGAAACAACATCGGTACTCCGTGTTCCAGCAAACACTCAGGTTCGCCAATGGACTGTCCCCAAGATGTATCAGGATGGACTGACGGTTGCCAAGGTCACTGTACGGGCCAAGGGTGCAGCGGCTGGTGCTATCCTCTCATTACAGAGTGGCTCAGCCGTATTAGCCACCAAGTCTATTGACGCTGGGGTGTGGAAGAACTACACGTTCTACGTGAAGGCAAACCAGATGCCTGAAACAGTGCAACTACGCAATACGGGTACTGCTGATGTTCTCGTGGATGGTATGGTGTTCGAAAAGGTTGATTATATCGACTGGGACTTCGCAATAGCCCCCGGCACATTAGCTGCTGGTGCCAAGTATACGACCCCTAACCAGCCGTATCTAGACGTTGCTGGGATGCGTGTTCAGGCCATTAGTGTTCCAATGTTCGACGGACCGACAACCGGGCTACAGGTCTGGGTTGAAAACACCAGCACCAACGGTTCGTTTGTTGTTGTCATGAAGAATGACACAGGGGCTGAGCTGGTGACCGCAGTAACACGATGCCGAGTAAGGGCGTTCGTATCATAAGGAGGTAACATGTTGTCCCTAGACTTCAACAACGAAGTTATCAAGGCGGCTCCCATTGCGGGGGTCGCTGGGGCTGATGGCGTAGCGAGGCTCTTCTGGGGCCTCTCACTCAACGAGTGGTTCTACGTCGCAGCAATCGCCTACACAGTGGTTCAGATTGGTGCCAAGGTAGTCGACAAAATCATTGACTGGAAGAAAGCTAATAAGGAGTAACATATGGACCTGATTAAGTTCCTCGAAATGTTAGACACTGAGATGGCTCAGCAGATGCTCATGGACCTGAAGAATCCAGAGAAGCGGACCCCTCAGCTGTACAACGCCATTGGTAAACTACTGGAGCGTCATAAGTTCCAAATCTCTAAGCTGACCCCTGACGTTAACATCTTGGGTGGACTGGCTGAGGGTCTGGAGGCTTATAACTCCAAGGTGGGTGCCGATGGTCTGACAGATGACGATAAGTTCACCCTACAGTGATATACTCAAGGTACTACTATATGTAGTGCCTTTATGGATGTCATTGCACTACGCTAGGCGTTCCTACGTGAAATCTGAGAAACAACGGGAGGCATTATGCTGGAGTTCACAAAGAGAATCGTCCCGTATCTTGTGGCCATCATGGTGTTTACCTTCGGGTGGCACTTGGGTTCGCAATCTACGGACGCTAAATGGAAGGAGGTAGTACAGAATGAGTACGTTAAGAAGCAAACGGCTAGAGCTGAAACTCAGAAAGCGATTGACGCAGTATCGGCTAAGTACCAAGCAGACCTTGAGGGGCTGGAGGGCAGCACTGATAGGATTATTGCTGATTTGCGTAGCGACAATAAGCGGCTGCGCGTCAGAGTCAAACCTACCAGTGTCGCCGCAGGACCAGACGGTCGATGCCTCGTTGATGGTTCCGTCGAACTACACGAAGCAACTGCTCGAAGTCTTATCGCAATAACCCAGAAGGCCGACCTCAAGGAGAAGGCCCTACAGGATACAATACGTAAGCTGCAAGGGAAAGGAGGTGAACATTGAGTAACTCTCAGCAAGCCAAGAACGCCTTAATCATTGCGCAACTGAAGGGTGACTTTGTCGCCTTTCTCTTCGTGCTCTGGAAGGCCCTGAACCTGCCGGAACCGACCAAGTGTCAAATCGACATGGCAAAGTGTTTGGCGAACCCAAAGAACAAGAAGTTTATCCTTCAGGCTTTCCGTGGTATTGGGAAGTCGTTCATCACGTGTGCGTTCGTAGTGTGGACCCTGTGGCGTGACCCTCAGTTAAAGATACTGATTGTCTCAGCTTCAAAGGAACGTGCGGACGCTAACTCCATCTTCATCAAGAACATCATCGACTTGTTGCCTTTCCTGAGTGAGCTTAAGCCTCGCCCCGGTCAGCGTGACTCTGTGATTAGCTTTGATGTAGGCCCTGCCAAGCCTGACCACAGCCCGTCAGTTAAGTCTGTGGGTATTACGGGTCAGCTTACTGGTAGCCGTGCTGATATCATCATTGCGGATGACGTAGAGATTCCCGGTAACTCTGCAACTCAAGGTGCCCGCGAGAAACTCTGGACGTTGGTTCAGGAGTTCGCCGCACTGTTGAAACCTCTACCGACTAGCCGTGTTATCTATCTGGGGACCCCTCAGACCGAGATGACGCTCTACAAGGAACTTGAGGACAACCGTGGGTACTCTACAATCATCTGGCCTGCGCAGTATCCTCGCTCCAAAGAGGAAGACTTGTACTATGGTGACCGACTGGCCCCGATGCTCCGCAGTGAGTACGATGAGGACAAAGAGGGCCTCAGTAGTCAACCTACCGACCCTGTTCGATTCGACTCTATGGACCTTCAGGAACGTGAGGTGGAATACGGCAAGGCTGGCTATACGCTTCAGTTCATGCTCAACCCGAACCTCAGTGACGCCGAGAAGTACCCTCTACGCCTCCGTGACGCTATCGTGTGCGGTCTCCAGATGGACAAGGCCCCAATGCACTACCAGTGGCTGCCGAACCGTCAGAACCGCAATGAGGAGCTTCCTAACGTGGGCATGAAGGGTGACGAGATTTACTCCTTCCATACAGCCTCCAGTAACACTGGCGCGTATCAGGGTAAGATTCTGGTCATTGACCCAAGTGGTCGCGGTAAGGATGAGACTGGCTGGTGCGTACTGTACACCCTCAACGGTTACATCTACCTGATGGACGCTGGCGGTACTCGTGGTTACGAAGAGAAGTCCCTTGAGTTCCTCGCTAAGAAAGCCAAACAGTGGCAGGTGCAGACTGTGGTCTTCGAGAGCAACTTCGGTGACGGTATGTTCGGTAACGTGTTCCAGCCTGTGCTCCTGAAGCATCACCCAGCGCAACTCGAAGAGATTCGTGCTCGCGGTATGAAAGAGGTCCGTATCTGCGATACACTTGAGCCTGTACTGGCAAGTCACCGCTTGGTCATCCGTGATGAGGTAATCCGACAGGACTACCAGACAGCCCGTGACGCAGACGGTAAGCACGCTCTGAAGTACAGCCTGTTCTACCAGATGACCCGTATGAGCCGTGAGAAGGGCGCTGTGGCACACGACGACCGACTTGATGCGTTAGCATTGGGTGTCGAGTTCCTACGCTCTACGATGCAGCAGGACGCTGTGAAGATAGAGGCTGAGGTACTTCAGGAGTTCTTGGAGCACCACATGGAGAAGCCCCTGAGTAACATCTCCCAGTTCCGGGCCACCAGTAGCAACGGTGTGGACATCCGCTGGGAAGACGATGGGGATGACACTATGTTCATCGCATGGTGATTATGTAGAGATTGTGCATAAGGATTCATTAGGCCACGGAAGGCCACTTTAGGAAAACTTCAGGCATAACAGACACTTGGAATTAGGTAGCACTATAGGGAGAGACCCCTAAAGACTTACTATAAGACTACTTAAAGTTTCATTCATATAGTTATGCACTACAGGTCTCCTCCATGAGAGAGGGTAGTGATGATAATATCACCCTCTAACTATAAGACACTAAGAGCTAACACAAGGAGGACCTATGCGCTTACTGTTAACCTTACTGCGCCATAGGACTACTTGGCGATTTCTGCTTGTACTTGCTGGTGCCCTTGGGGCTTCACTGGTTACTCAGCAGCAACTCAGTGGACTGGAGACTCTCGTGTGCTCTCTACTCACTTGTAGCGATTAGGGTCTTCCTGACGCGCTAGGGATTCCGTAGTGATGCTTATCAGCATACACCACTCCATCCCTCTATAGTCAATACTTAAAGTTAACCTTAGGTGATTCACTGGGTCTACCTACGGGTCTATGCACTGACCTGAGGACTACCTGAGGTTACCTTTAAGAATTTTACATAAAGTTCTGAGTGTACATCTCACAGTTTAAACTTTTGGTTATCCCCCCGGTACCCTCCAGTTCACCCAAAGTAACCATGGGCACCCCTAAACCTTCGGTTTAACCTTAGGTGGGACTGATGGGAAACCTGAGGTGATACTATATGTTGTGGTGTGGGAGACATTGGGTGACTATATGTTGATGTCTCTGTGTCCCTATCTGTTGGCCCTCTTTAAGTATCCACCTGAGGTAACAACCTGAGGTTAGACCTGATGTCATCCACTGACACTACACCTTAGGTTCACCATGTGACTAACGTTTAGCAGTGACTGTTAGTAGGTCACATTAGGAGATTCGGTAAGTATCTCGTTTAGCAGTCCCTGAGACACTGAGAGCGGGACAAAAGGTATCGGTGAGCCATTACTATAAGGGCTATTGGTGGTCGGTGTCAACACCTAATCAATTAGGTATCACTATAGGGAGACACTTAAAGTATTACTATGAGACCATCACCATAAAGACCACTATCACTATAGGTCTACATAAAGTTTAACTTAGGGTATTGACATTAGGTAACGGCTATGGTCTAATGGCTACCAGTTGAGAGACACAACGCTACCAACCACTAGCATACTTCGAGTTACTAGCTGGATGCTGAAGGGTCTCAAGTAGTCATCAACCGGACATATGAAAATGGTTGACTCAACGATGAACAAGTAGTAAGATGCACCACAGATTCACCGCTCTTTAACAATATGGATTAGTCGAAGCTGATATGTACACCATGACATTAGTGTTTAACTAGTGGCTGCATTCAGGTCTCTGACAAGGTACGTCCTGTCACCCTGAGAGTAACCACACTGATAACCACTAACTGAAGGATATACACATCATGATCTACACCAAAGAGCCAGCTAACAAGGTATTCGTGTTCGTTACTGCTTACCGTGGCCATGAGTCGCTCGAAGTTAACGAGAAGATGCTCAAGGGTCTCGTACGCACCATTAAGACCTATCCGGGTGCTTACGGTAATATCCGTGATGAGAACGTGCAAGGCTGCTTTGAAGAAGCGGGTATGCCTGAGGCAACGCAAGAACGCACGCTTAAAGTCGAATGTACCGAGAAGCAAGCGGCAGAATTGACGTGGCTGGCCTGTAAGACCTACTCGCAGGATGCTGTGTTGGTGGTGAACTCACAGACTCACACAGCCGCACTGTGGTCTATCGAGGACGTAGGCGAATATCCACAGGTCTACCCACGGTTGAAAGAGGTGTCTTTAGGTGGCACGCTGCAACAAGTTGACGCACCAAAGGGCGAATGCTATTCAATCATCGACGGGCAATACTGGGAGGTGGTCTAATGGTTAAATATGGCCTCACTCAGGCAGACATTAGACACTACCGCTGGTTGCTCTCACTAGGTAAACCGCACGACTACCTAATGATTCACCTAGCGCAAACCTATCGCACACGTAAGGTAATGTATGATAACCCTGTTCGTAATTAGTGTGTACGCCCTGATTGTCCTGTACTTTGTGCGGGACTTTCGCAAGGGTCTCAAGGTGCACAAAGCATCATTCAGCTACATGAAGTGGGGCTTCTTGCCTCGCTTCACTGTACGACTACCCAATGGCCGCTTTAAGGCAAACAAGGTGGGGATATTCTATGTCGCAACGCACTAACCTGAAGAAAGCCTTCAAGATTGCACGGATGGTGATGGCATACGGGTCCGGGGAGAAGAGGACAAGGAGAATACTTGCGGCAAGGGCTGGTAGATTGCCAGCTAGGCAGCGTAAATGGGTAATGAAGCAAGTGTACACGGAGCTTTATCACCCTGAGCGGATACCCGATGGTTTCATACGGTCACCAGTGGGCTGGAAACGAGTAGCAACCAACTAACATACACCTACCATAAGGAAACAACCTAATGAACTACACCGACATGCAAGAACGCTTAGACGTCATCCGTAACCTGCCAATCTGTGAACTCGATAAGCGCCAGCCGCTGCTGGTAGCACTCATCGCAGACATTGTGAACTGCGAGACGTCCGATGGTGACGACACGGATAGCGATTGGGGTCTGGAGCGACAGGACTACTGGCAAACCCTGAAGATTAAGGCCAAAGACGCTGGGTTTAACCTGCTGGGCAATGGTCACTTCAGCGCAGCGTTTAAGCACGAGCTGCTACCGGGTAGGGTCATTAAGGTTGGCTTTAAGAAAGAGGACTCAGGGGCCGCCTACGTGGCTTTCTGCCGGATGCACCAAGGCCGTGTAGGGATACCTAACGTCCATCACGTAGCGCGTCACGCTGGCTGCTATACGGTGGTACTTGATGAGCTGGAACCTTGCCAGCGCCGAGAGAACGATGCGCACGACCACTATGCAGACCTTGCGTATTACTTCGTCGAAGGTGAATCTGACCCAGAGGATTACGCGGAGGGCGACCAGCAGTTTATCGAGACGTGTCAAATGATTCGCAAGTTCTTCTACGGGATTGCGTCCTTTGATATGCACAGCGGTAACATCATGTTCACCAAAGATGGCAAGCCAGTGATTACCGACCCGGTGTCATTCTCAGCGGACCGGGACAGGGAACCTTTCTCACTGGAACCTGAGGACCTGCTTGCTGAGATTGAGCAGATAGCGCATGATAAGATGATTGAACGCTGTAAGCGCAACAAGGCTAAGCGTAATCCTCTGGGGACCTTTCAGAGAGACCGCAAGCACATCAACAAGGCACGCAGACAACGCGCCAAGGTCCGAGCACGCCACATGAAGGAGCGCGAAAAGCGTGACGCTGAGATTTTAAAAGAGGCCCTAAAGTACGACCTTGTGAAAATCGAGGAGCGGGTACTGGCGTGGCAAATGGGTCCCGGCCTAGCGATACAGCAGGGCAAGCCATTACCAATCGACAACTACCTTCAGGGTAGACTTATGGGTTAGTAAGGTGTATCTTAGGTGTCTCTCACGCAAGAGGCACCAATAGATAAACTTTATTCACAAAGAGGCACACAATGAACGCATTAAACATTGCACGTAATGACTTCTCAGAGATTGAACTGGCCGCTATCCCGTACAACATCCTCAGCGAGCACTATGGGGACAAGCTGGCACGTGAGCAGCTGGCACTTGAGCATGAAGCGTACGAGCTGGGTGAGCAGCGTTTCCTGAAGATGTTAGAACGTCAGGTGAAAGCTGGCGAGTTCGCTGACAACGTGGCCGCTAAACCGCTGGTCCTAACGTTGCACCCACAGCTGACCAAGCGCATTGACGACTGGAAGGAGGAGCAGGCAAACGCTCGCGGTAAGAAGCCTCGCGCATACTATCCGATTAAGCATGGTGTACCCTCTGAGTTGGCCATTAGTATGGGCGCTGAGGTGCTCAAAGAGAAGCGCGGAGTGTCCAGTGAGGCAATCGCATTACTCACCATTAAGGTCGTCTTAGGGACGCTCACAGACGCCTCAAAGGCCACAATCCAGCAGGTATCCTCGCAGTTAGGCAAGGCCCTTGAGGATGAGGCCCGCTTCGGTCGTATCCGTGAGCAGGAAGCCGCCTACTTCAAGAAGAACGTAGCGGACCAGCTGGACAAGCGCGTAGGCCACGTGTACAAGAAGGCTTTCATGCAGGTGGTCGAGGCCGATATGATATCCAAAGGTATGCTGGGCGGCGACAACTGGGCGAGCTGGAAAACTGACGAGCAGATGCACGTGGGGACCAAGCTGCTGGAGCTACTCATTGAGGGGACTGGTCTGGTGGAAATGACCAAGAACAAGATGGCCGATGGCTCCGATGATGTAACCAGTATGCAGATGGTCCAGCTGGCTCCGGCGTTTGTGGAACTCCTGAGCAAACGAGCGGGCGCACTCGCAGGTATCAGCCCGATGCACCAACCGTGCGTAGTCCCTCCGAAACCTTGGGTTGAAACCGTAGGTGGTGGCTACTGGTCAGTTGGTCGTCGCCCGCTGGCACTGGTTCGTACCCACTCCAAGAAGGCACTGCGCCGCTACGCAGACGTGCACATGCCCGAGGTATACAAAGCGGTAAACCTCGCGCAAAACACGCCATGGAAGGTGAACAAGAAGGTGCTGGCGGTAGTCAACGAGATTGTCAACTGGAAGCACTGCCCGGTTGCTGACGTCCCGGCGATTGAACGCGAAGAGTTACCACCACGCCCGGACGATATCGACACCAATGAGGTGGCACGTAAGGCATGGCGCAAGGAGGCCGCAGCGGTCTACCGTAAGGACAAGGCCCGCCAGTCTCGCCGTTTGTCAATGGAGTTCATGGTTGCACAGGCCAACAAGTTCGCTAACCACAAGGCCATCTGGTTCCCGTACAATATGGACTGGCGCGGACGTGTGTACGCTGTGAGTATGTTCAACCCGCAGGGTAACGACATGACCAAGGGTATGCTGACGCTGGCCAAGGGCAAGCCAATCGGTCTCGACGGGTTCTACTGGCTGAAGATTCACGGTGCAAACTGTGCAGGCGTCGACAAGGTTCCCTTCCCTGAGCGCATCAAGTTCATCGAAGAGAACGAGGGAAACATTCTGGCGAGCGCAGCTGACCCGCTGAATAACACTTGGTGGACACAGCAGGATTCACCGTTCTGCTTCCTAGCGTTCTGCTTCGAGTACGCAGGCGTTAAACACCACGGCCTGAATTACAACTGCTCGCTGCCGCTGGCGTTCGATGGGTCATGCTCTGGGATTCAGCACTTCAGCGCAATGCTCCGCGATTCCATCGGTGGCCGTGCTGTTAACCTACTGCCTTCTGATACCGTGCAGGATATCTACAAGATTGTTGCCGACAAGGTTAATGAGGTGCTCCAGCAGCACGCTGTCAACGGGTCTCAGACGGTGGTCGAACAGATTGCCGACAAGGAGACTGGAGAGTTCCGCGAGAAGGTAACGCTGGGTGAGTCCGTACTGGCTGCGCAGTGGCTGCAATATGGTGTTACCCGCAAGGTGACTAAGCGTTCGGTCATGACGTTGGCGTACGGTTCCAAAGAGTTTGGCTTCCGCCAGCAAGTTCTGGAGGATACCATTCAGCCAGCTATTGACAACGGCGAGGGCTTGATGTTTACGCACCCTAACCAAGCGGCTGGCTACATGGCTAAGCTGATTTGGGACGCTGTGACCGTGACCGTAGTGGCCGCTGTCGAGGCTATGAACTGGCTGAAGTCTGCCGCTAAACTGCTGGCCGCTGAAGTCAAGGACAAGAAGACCAAAGAGGTGCTCCGTAAGCGCTGCGCAATCCACTGGGTGACACCAGACGGCTTCCCGGTGTGGCAGGAATACCACAAGCGCGACCAAGCGCGCCTGAAGCTAACGTTCTTAGGTCAGGCCAACGTGTTCATGACGTACAACAAAGGGGAAGCCAAAGAGATTGACGCACATAAGCAGGAGTCAGGAATAGCCCCTAACTTTGTGCACTCACAGGACGGTAGTCACCTGCGCATGACCGTGGTGCATGCCAACGAGGTCTACGGGATTGGCTCCTTCGCACTCATTCACGACTCCTTCGGGACCATTCCGGCAGACGCCGGGAATCTCTTTAAGGCAGTCCGTGAGACGATGGTCAAGACCTACGAGGACAACGATGTAATCGCTGACTTTTATGACCAGTTCGCTGACCAGCTGCACGAGTCTCAACTGGACAAAATGCCTGCGGTCCCGGCCAAAGGCGACCTGAATCTGCGCGATATCTTAGAGTCTGACTTCGCGTTCGCCTAAGGTCTCAGGCAATTAGGTAGCACTATAGGGAACCTTCGAATGGCCGAGGGTTCCATTACTTAAAGTCTTAACTTAAAGAATACTTAAAGAGGCACACCATGACTTACTCAATCGTTGTAACCATCTTGTTAATCGTATTAATCGTCCTGTTCGTAAGGGCCACCACACGACTCGCTACCTGCGAGCACACCCTTGAGAGGCAAGCCAAGAGTAACGAGGAGTACACAGACATCTTGCACGATAAGGTGTGCCGCTTGTCTGAAGATAAGGTATCGCTCAATAAGCAGGTGCGATGGCTTGAGTCCAGACTTGAGGAAGAAAAGCAGAATGTGCGCGATGTGAACGAACTCCGAGCGCGCCAGCGGGACCGCATGAAGTTCCTCCGCAAGTCGCTGAATGAAGCACAAGATGAGCTGCTAATGGTCTCCGACCTGATTCACGTTAAGTTCACCGCTGTGTTACCAGACGGTACCCACTCCAAGACGCTCTTTAAGCTAGGGCTTGGCCCGTGTGGTCTCCACGTTAAGTCCCTCCGCTGGACAGAGCTGGATGACCGCTATCTGATAGACCAGCTGTGCACCAACGGTGAGCGCAAGCAGTTCGTCTACTACAAGAGCGAAGTAGTGGGCCGCATCGAGTTCCGCCACGGTAAGTCTGAATAAGGTAGCACTATAGGAACATACTCAAGGTCATCACGTTTGGTGGCCTTCATGAATGTTCCTTACTAGCACAATCAGGAGTAACATCATGTACCAGAACACAATCAACTTTGAGCGCAACCGTGAACGTCAGCAGACCGAGGGTTACATCCCTAAGGGTCGCAAGCTGAACAAGACAAAGCGTGGTGGCGGTGTGAAAGGTTCTTTCCGTAACGCCAAGGGTGACAGCGTTGTTAACCAAGAGAAATACTTCGTAGGAGCGTAACAAATGGCTGAGCAAACTAAATGGCTGTTCGATGGCAGCACTTCACAGTGGTCACGGCTGGGTCACACAGAGCGCAGGCTGATGGTCGAGACGGGACTCCGTGTAATCATGACGTACCGCCCATTCAACCGCACAGTGCTATTCTCTGTGTACGAACCTCGACCGGATTACGACGAGGTCCTCGTAGAGAAGTCCTTCAGTCGCTGGTCGATTGACTCAGCGTCAGACTGGCTGGCAAAACTCACAGCTGACTACTCAAGTTGGAAATGATTAGGTAGCACTATAGGCAGACTCAAGGTCATCGGATTCCGGTGGCCTTTATGATTGCTTATTGCACACTAAATGAACACTACACTCTGGAGACATCATCATGATGAACATTAAGACTAATCCATATAAGGCCGTTTCATACGTACGCTCTGCTATCGAGAAGGCGCTGGAGACTTCCGGTTACCTCATCGCAGACACTAAGCACGATGGGGTTCGCGGGAACATTTGCGTAGACAACACGGCCAACGCAGCGTGGCTCAGCCGCGTCTCCAAGACCATTCCGGCACTTGAGCACCTCAACGGTTTCGACCAGCGCTGGCAGAAGTTACTGAAAGATGACCGCTGGATTTTCCCTGATGGCTTCATGCTTGATGGTGAACTAATGGTCAAGGGCGTGGACTTCAATACCGGGTCCGGCCTGCTGCGCACCAAGTGGCTCAAAGAGACCAACTGGATGTACTCCACCGAGGATGGGGTGGTGAAGGGTAAGAAGGAACCTTTCGAGCTGGATACCAAGCAACTCAAAGTTGTCCTCTACGACATCATTCCGCTTGACATTATCGAGTCCGGTGATGACTACAACGTGATGACCCTCCTCCGCCTTGAGCACGTCAAGGTCGCCTTACCAGTTCTGCAAGACCACTTCCCTGAAGTCGAGTGGTGCCTCTCGGAGTCCCATGAAGTTTACGACATGGACGAACTCGATGCGCTGTACCGACAGAAACGCGAAGAAGGTCACGAAGGTCTGGTGGTTAAGGACCCTCAGGGCATCTACAAGCGCGGTAAGAAGTCCGGCTGGTGGAAACTGAAGCCAGAGAATGAGGCTGACGGTGTCGTTGTTGGCCTCAACTGGGGAACTCCCGGTCTCGCCAACGAGGGCAAGGTGATTGGCTTCGAGGTTCTCCTTGAGTCGGGTCGCGTGGTCTCCGCTAACAACATCTCTCAGGCACTTATGGAGGAGTTCACCGCCAAAGTTAAGGCCCACACCATGTGCGCCAATGGTTGCCAGATGTCTAAGGATGTAGGCATGGACAATCACTCCTGCGCAGGTAAGTGTGCATATGACCAACACCCATCGAATAACCCCTACGATGGCTGGGCGTGCCAAATCAAATACATGGAGGAAACTCCAGACGGCTCTCTTCGTCACCCATCGTTCGACAAATGGCGTGGCACCGAGGAAGACCCTACCGTTAAGATGTAATTAGGTAGCACTATAGGAGACAACAATATGTCCATCAATCTGATTCTAATCATCGTGTTCATCCTCGCGGCTATCGTGTGGTCAATGAACGACGAGCCGCCAAAAGGAGCATAAACCATGCGCTTACACTTCAATAAATCCAACGGTATCTTCTCGGTTCGCCGGGATGACCGCAGTACTGTAGCAGCCACTGAGCGCCACGGTAAGATTCCACGTATCGGCGACACCTTCGAGCTGGCACCTCGTGTGCACATCTTGGTTACTCGCGGTCTCTACGAATTGGCTCAAACTAAGAGCCGTCCTTTCGTACCCGTTGTGGTAACCAAGTGGCCACGCCTTCGCCTGCTCTGGGAGCGCATCAAGGAGGTGGTCAATGACTGAACGTGAAATTCAAGTGGTGAACCTGCTGGTTGCCCACAACTATGACCGCCCAGATTCCACGAAATGCGCTGATGGTGTGGTGTGTGCTAGCGTACGTTGCAGCGAGTGCCCACTCAACGTAAAAGGCACAACTCTTGGGGAGGTGCGCTCAGTAAATGGCAGCAAGGCTCAAAGTGTAGAAGACGACGGGGTCAAGCAACCAAGTCATTACCAACTGTTCGAAGGTGTCGAGGCCATCGAGGTGATTGCTCGCAGCATGACCAAAGAGATGTTCAAAGGGTATTGCCTCGGGAACATCCTCAAGTACCGCCTTCGTGCTGGTAAGAAGTCCGAGCTGGCTACCTTAGAGAAAGACATGGCGAAGGCCACTTTCTATCTGGAGCTGTACACCAAGCACAAGGGTCTGTGTTATGACGCCGAGTGACTGGTGCCGAGCGATGTACGAGAAGACGCTCGACCCTGCGTACATCACCCTGTATAACATGTGGAAGGAGCGAGAAGATGCAAAAGTTCGTCGTAACGGTCGAGACAGCTAACGCATCGTATGAACTCCCGGTACACGCTGGGTCTCTTGAGGAGGCCCTCGAAGTTGCCGAGGCGGAGTACGAAGAGTTAGGCCAAGTGACTCGGGTACGCCCAGATAGTCATTAGGTAGCACTATAGGGACACAGGCTGTCCCTCTTACTGTTTAAACTTAAAGGAGATTCATCATGGCATTCGCTAAGAAGAAGATTTATACCACCAAGATTGGTACCTGTGAGCCGTATGCTTACTTCAACAAGCCGGACTATGGCGGTGAGGGTTTTGAGAACCCACGCGGTACCTACAAAGGTTCCGTAACGTTCAAGAACGAAGACTGTCAGGAGCTGGTAGACCTCATCGTTAAGACCCATGAGGAGAACTACGCTGCCCGTCTTGAAGCGCACGAAGCGAACCCGCCGAAGGTTCAGAAGGGTAAGAAACCTCTGAAGCCGTATGAAGGCGACATGCCGTTCTTCGACAACGGTGACGGTACCACCACGTTCAACTTCAAGTGCTACGGTTCGTATGAGGACAAGAAGACTGGCGAGACCAAGAAGATTGTTCTGGGCGTAGTAGACGCGAAGGGCAAGCGCATCCAAGACGTTCCGATTATCGGAGGCGGCTCCAAAGTGAAGATTCGCTTCTCACTGGTACCGTACGGCTGGTCTGCGGTAGCGGGCGCTTCCGTTAAGTTGCAGCTGGAAGGCGTGATGCTGGTCGAACTGGCCACCTTTGGTGGTGGAGAAGACGACTGGGCTGACGAAGCCGTAGAAGGCGGTTACGAAGCGGACGAACCTCGCAGCCGTAAACCTCAGGAAGACCCGGAAGACTGGTCTGGTGAGGAAGAGGACGAAGGTGAAGCCGAAGAAGACGATGACTTCTAATGGCTGGCTATGGGGCCAAAGGGATTCGGAAGGTGGGTGCCTTCCGGTCTGGCCTTGAGGACAAGGTGTCCAAGCAGTTAGAATCAAAGGGCGTCACGTTCGACTACGAATTGTGGCGCATCCCTTACGTTATTCCTGCGAGTGACCACCTTTACACTCCAGACTTCTTGTTACCCAACGGTATCTTCGTGGAGACTAAGGGTCTCTGGGAAGCCGAGGACCGCAAGAAGCACCTATTGATTCGTGAGCAGTACCCGGAGTTAGACATACGGTTAGTGTTCTCTTCGAGTCGCACTAAGATTTACAAAGGGTCGCCCACCAGTTACGCTGAGTGGTGCGAAAAGCATAACATCTTGTTTGCCGACAAATTGATTCCCGTAGACTGGCTGAAGGAGCCGAAGCGTGATGTACCGTTCGGCAAGTTCAAGCAGAAGAAAGGAGCAAAGTAAGTATGGCCAAGGTTCAATTCACTAAGCGACAGGAGACCTCTCAGATTTTCGTTCACTGTTCCGCAACCAAGGCAACCATGGACGTAGGTGTTCGTGAGATTCGTCAGTGGCACAAAGAGCAGGGCTGGCTGGATGTGGGCTATCACTTCATCATCCGTCGTGACGGTACCGTAGAGGCTGGTCGTGACCAAGACGCTGTGGGTTCACACGTCAAGGGGTACAACTCGACTTCGGTCGGTGTGTGTCTGGTGGGCGGTATCGACGCGAAGGGTAACCCTGAGGCAAACTTCACGCCAGCCCAGATGCAGTCGCTGCGTTCACTGCTGGTAGAACTGAAGGTGCAGTACGCTGGGGCTGTGCTGATGGCACACCACGACGTAGCGCCCAAAGCCTGCCCGAGCTTCGACCTGAAGCGCTGGTGGGAGAAGAACGAGCTGGTCACTTCTGACCGTGGGTAAACATTAGGTAGCACTACAGGGAGACAATTACGTTTCCCTGTTGTCGCTTGAGGAGATTACTTTATGAGCAAGTTCAAAGAACACTTTGACCCAATCCCGTTCCTAGTGTATGGGCTGCTGGGATTGTGGGCGCTGTCCTTCGTGGGCTCGTTTGTCATTTCGTGCATCAACGGTACATCGTTATGAGTTACGGAGACAGTCAAGAAGATGGTCAGGAGAGTATCTTCCTGTTCCACGCTCCGTGCGAAAACTGTGGTTCTTCTGATGGTAACTCAGTGTACTCTGACGGGCACGAGTATTGCTTCGTGTGTCAACACCGGGTTCCCGGCTCAGAGGAACGTACCGAAAAGTTATCATCGAGAAGACCCAAAGGAGGGAATTACGGGATGAATACACAAGGCTCAGGACTATTGGTATTCGGAGAGAGTGACGGTCGGTACACTGACCTGACGGCTCGTGGTATCTCAAAGGCGACATGCCAGAAGGCTGGCTACTGGGTCGCCAAGGTCAGAGGGACTGCCTATCAGGTGGCCGACTATCGTGACCAGAATGGCTCCATCGTCTCTCAGAAGTTGCGGGACAAGGAGAAGAACTTCTCTACCCGAGGGTCCCACAAAGGGGATGCACTGTTTGGTAAGCACCTCTGGAATGGTGGTAAGAAGATTGTCATCACCGAGGGTGAAATCGACATGTTAACCGTGATGCAACTTCAGGATTGTAAGTGGCCTGTGGTTTCTCTCGGTCACGGTGCGTCCGCCGCTAAGAAAACTTGCAGCGCAAACTACGAGTATTTCGATAGCTTCGACCAGATTATCCTGATGTTCGACATGGACGACCCCGGTCGTGCAGCCGTTGAGGAAGCCGCTCAGGTCCTCCCTCCCGGTAAGGTACACGTGGCCGTGTTAACCGAGAAGGACGCCAACGAGTGTTTACTTAAAGGTAAAGGCAAGGAGGTTCTCGACCAGATATGGAACGCTGCCCCTTGGGTACCCGATGGTGTCATCGGTGCGATGTCCATGAAGGACCGAGTGCGAGAGGCCATGACCAGCGAACAAAGCGTCGGATACCTTTTCTCGGGATGTCCGGGACTGAATGACCGAACCTTGGGTGCACGTGGTGGCGAAGTCATCATGGTTACTTCTGGGTCAGGAATGGGTAAGTCTACGTTCGTTCGCCAGCAGGCCCTAGGGTTCGCCAGAGGGCAAGGACTTCGGGTAGGAATGGCGATGCTTGAGGAGTCCGTAGAGGAGACCATGGAGGACGTCCTAGGGATTGCTAACGGCATCCGCTTACGGCAGCAGCCTCGGGAGTTCAAGCAGAAACTGATAGAAGACGGGACGTACGATGAGTGGTTCGATGAGCTGTATGGCTCCGACCAGTTCCATCTCTACGACTCCTTTGCGGAAGCTGAGGTAGACCGTCTGCTGGCCAAGCTGCACTACATGCGCACAGGGTTGAACTGTGACGTAATCATTCTGGACCACATCTCAATCGTTGTGTCAGCCTCGGAGGAATCCGATGAGCGCAAGATGATTGACCGACTCATGACCAAGCTGAAAGGGTTCGCTAAGTCAACCGGAGTGGTGCTTATTGTTATTTGCCACCTGAAGAACCCGGAGAAAGGTAAAGCTCATGAAGAAGGACGTGCTGTTTCCATTACTGACCTGCGTGGGTCTGGGTCTCTGCGCCAACTCTCTGATACTATCATTGCCCTTGAGCGTAATCAGCAAGGGGACATGCCTAATCTTGTCCTCCTTCGTATTCTCAAGTGTCGCTTTAATGGCATTGGCGTTGGCATTGCGGGGTACATGGAGTACAACGAAAAGACCGGACTCCTTGAACCGTCTAGCTACACTGGCGGAGAAGGAGAGGGAGATACTGGCTGGGAAGGTCACGAAGAAGACGACTACTAAACGTAAATGCAATGGGGCGTACTGCTGGTGCGCCTCTGACCCTGATTACCAATAACGAAAGGAGAACAATCATGTTTAAACTTATTGAAACTTTAGGCCGTCTGGTCATCGCACTGTACATCCGTGAAGCCAAGGCACTGGACAAAGCGTCCAAGGTGGAAGCAGAAGCGGCCGCCAAGCTGGCTAAAGCAGCCGACAAGGCGCGTCAGGCATCTATGGATGCAACCGCAGAGGCAGCGAAAGTTGCACTTAAAGCTCAGAAACTTAAGGAGTTCTTCTAATGGCTACCAAAGTTAAATTCCCCGGTAATACCATTCAGCTGTCCGACACTGTAGACCAGTGGGGCCGCAAGGTTCACATCAACGTTCGCAACGACAAGGTCACTCTGGTCTACCGCTGGAAGGCTAAGAGTGATAACCGTGCGCACACTCAGCGTGTGACCCTCGACGACACACAGGCAGCTCGACTGCTGGCGTCTGTGGCCGTAGCCGCTACTGTGGCCATCGGTGAGGACAAAGTGCGTGAGGCAATCCTGAGCAAAGAGGTTGGCGAAACGTCCGTACGTCTGGCCGAAGCGTCAGAAGTTAAGTGATAAACTCAAGGTCATTACTATATGTAGTGGCCTTTATGATTATCACACACAACATATTGAGAGGACATAACCATGCGTAAACCTGAAGAAATCCGTGCAGACATCGAGAAGCTGACCAAAGAGCTGGAAGCTGTTAAGATTCACGAGTCCAGACAGGTTGCTGCTGTTAACATCTTGTATAACTTAGGGTGGACACACGACCCTCATAAGGGCTGGCAGAAACCTGCTCCGAAGTGTAGCGACTATAAGGCTCCTCTGAGGGCTGGCGAGCTGGCAACGTGGGAGGATGGTGCCCTTGGTGGTACCGTTTATATCCGTAGTGTTGGTAACAAGTTCTCACAGGTGTCTCACGTCCGTGGCGTTAGTCGCCTTGGTGCTGACGTCCTTACAGGCAGCTTCGCAATTGAGAACAGTAAGTTGACAATCCGTCCGCGTGAGTATTTCATCGGGCGTCGTTAAGCAACAGGAGACCACTATGTTAGTAACCGATATCGAGGCTAACAACCTCTTAGAGAAAGTCACTCAGTTCCACTGTGGGGTAATCTATGACTACAGTACGGACGAGTACGTATCGTATCGACCTTGGGACTTCTCCGCGTATCTCGATGCGTTAGAAGCTGAGGTGGCTCGTGGTGGTCTCATCGTATTCCACAACGGTCACAAGTACGATGCCCCAGTGTTAACCAAGCTGGCCAAGCTCCAGTTAAACCGAGAGTTCCACCTGCCGCGTGAGAACGTAGTGGACACTTTGGTACTTAGTCGTTTACTGTTTGCGAACATTAAGGACACCGACATGGCCCTGCTGCGCTCCGGTAAGTTACCCGGCAAGCGCTTCGGGTCTCACGCTCTGGAGGCGTGGGGTTACCGCTTAGGCGAGATGAAGGGTGAGTACAAGGATGACTTCAAGAAGCTCCTTGAGGAACAAGGAGAGGACTATGTTGACGGTGCTGAGTGGATTAGCTTCAACGAGCCGATGATGGACTATAACGTTCAGGACGTTGTGGTAACCAAGGCTCTCCTTGAGAAGCTGCTGAGCGACAAGCACTACTTCCCGGATGGGGATATCAACTGGTGGGCTCACGATGCCGTGTCATTCTGGGGCAACTCGTGTGAGGCCGTCTGGTTGGAACACCGAGCCGCTTGGTTGCTCGCTAAGCAGGAGCGAAACGGATTCCCGTTCAACACCAAGGCCATCGAGGAACTCTACGTTGAACTCGCGGGTCGTCGTTCTGAACTCCTTCAGACGCTCACTGACACTTTCGGTACTTGGTATCAGCCTAAAGGCGGCACTGAGTTATTCCTGCACCCGCGCACCGGGAAGCCTCTTGGTAAATACCCACGAGTGAAGTACCCGAAGCAGGGTGGTATCTACAAGAAACCCAAGAACAAAGCTCAGCGTGAGGGCCGTGAACCCTGCGAGCTGGACACTCGGGATTACGTAGAGGGCGCTCCGTACACACCAGTAGAGCACGTTGTGTTTAACCCAAGTAGCCGAGACCACATTGCGCTCAAGCTGAAGGAAGCCGGATGGGTACCGACAGAGTTCACCGAAAAGGGCGCACCTAAGGTAGACGACGAGGTCCTTGAGCACGTTCGTGTGGAAGACCCTGAGAAGCAGCGCTGCATTGACCTCATCAAAGAGTACCTGATGATACAGAAGCGTATCGGTCAGGCGGCTGAGGGTGACAAAGCGTGGCTACGTTACGTTCAAGAGGATGGTAAAATTCATGGGTCCGTTAATCCCAATGGGGCCGTTACTGGCCGAGCAACACACAGTTTTCCTAACCTCGGACAAGTTCCCGGAGTCCGTTCTCCTTATGGTGAACCTTGCCGAGCCGCATTCGGAGCTGAGCACCACCTTGATGGTATTACTGGAAAACCTTGGGTTCAAGCAGGTATCGACGCCTCCGGTCTGGAGCTGCGCTGTCTCGCCCACTTTATGTCCAAGTACGATAATGGAGATTACGCGGACGTTATCCTTAATGGTGACATTCACACAGTTAATCAACAGGCCGCTGAGCTTCCGACTCGTGACAACGCAAAGACCTTTATCTACGGATTCCTTTACGGAGCAGGCGATGAGAAGATTGGACAAATCGTTGGAGCAGGTAAGGAGCGTGGAAAGGAACTCAAGAAGAAATTCCTTGAGAACACCCCAGCAATCGCAGCGTTGCGTGAAGGAATCCAGCAGACCCTCGTCGAGTCATCCCGATGGGTTGCCGGAGAGCAGAAGGTCAAATGGAAACGGCGCTGGATTAAGGGACTGGATGGAAGAAAGGTACACGTTCGGTCACCACATGCCGCGCTCAACACCCTCCTTCAGTCAGCAGGTGCGCTCATTTGTAAGCTCTGGATTGTCGAGACTGAAGAGTTGCTTCTCAAAGCGGGCTTAAAGCACGGCTGGGATGGGGACTTTGCGTACATGGCATGGGTCCACGATGAGATTCAAGTCGCCTGCCGGACCCCAGAGATTGCACAGCAGGTGATTGACATGGCGCAGCAAGCTATGCGCAACGTGGGTGACCACTTTAAGTTCCGTTGCCGTCTGGACACAGAAGGTAAGATGGGTCCTAACTGGGCCGTATGTCACTAATAATACAGGAGATTTATCATGGCTATTACCAAGCGTTTTAAAGTGACCTTTGAGGTTACCAGCGTCATCGACAGTGAGTCCGAGAAGAACCTGAGCGAGACCGTGCTGCGTATCGCACAGATGGTTTCCAAGGGACAGAAGGTGGACAGCTTCAAACTGGGCCTCCTTGAGGCAGCACTCACTGGCGGTCCTGAAGCAGCAGCTGCATACTGCATCCGACATGGCCTGCGCTCGATGGTCAAAGAGTCATATGACGACCTTTCGTTTAACGAGAAGAAACTTATGTGCTTCTCTCCGGCTATCGTGAGGGTGACCAAGTGAGCGAGTACCTCAAAGTTCTGGCGGCCCTCAAGGGCTGCCCTAAGTCCTTCCAGTCGAACTACGTACGGAACAACGCCGCGTTAGTCGCTGAGGCTGCGAGCCGTGGTCACATTTCGTGCCTGACCATGAGTGGTCGCAACGGTGGCGCTTGGGAAATTACCAGTGCCGGAGTGAAATTCCTTAAGACACACGGAGGTTGCCTGTGAGTAAGCACACATTGTTATCCTTCAGCGACTATCGGGCAACCCAAAAGATTGCCAAGGGTGTCCTTGTGATGGATGGTGACTGGCTGGTGTTCCAAGCCATGAGCGCCGCTGAGTTCGATGCCTCGTGGGAGGAGGAGATTTGGCACCGTTGTTGTGACCACGCTAAGGCCCGAGAGATTCTGGAGAACTCCATCGAGTCCTACAAGGGCCGCAAGAAGGAGTGGAAGAATGCCGACGTTATCCTAGCGTTCACCGACCGTGTCAACTGGCGTAAGCTGCTGGTGGACCCAACGTACAAAGAGAACCGCGCAGTCGTCAAGAAGCCTGTGGGCTACTTTGAGTTCCTTGAGTACGTCTTCGAGACCTACACGTGCGTCCTTGAGCCTCAGCTCGAAGGCGATGACGTGATGGGTATCATTGGGTCTAATCCGCTTCCGTATCACTACGAGAAGGCGGTGCTGGTATCCTGCGACAAGGACTTTAAGACCATCCCGGACTGTGGCTTCCTGTGGTGTACCACTGGTAACATCCTCGTGCAGACTCGGGAGACAGCCGACTACTGGCACCTCTTCCAGACTATCAAGGGCGACATCACCGATGGTTACGGTGGGATTCCCGGATGGGGCGATACCGCTGAGGACTTCCTCAAGGAACCATTCATTGTGGAGCCTGTAACGTCCGTCCTGAAGTCCGGTAAGAACAAGGGCCAAGAGGTAACCAAGTGGGTGAAACGCGCTCCTGAGCCGGGAGAGACGCTCTGGGACTGCATTAAGTCCATTGGTGCCAAAGCAGGGATGACCGAAGCGGAAGTAATCAAGCAGGGCCAGATGGCTCGCATCCTCCGTTCTGATGAATACAACATCGAGACTGGGGAGATTACTCTATGGCAACCGGGCAGCTGATTCTCATCGTACTGACCATGGGCTTAATCGCTCGTGGTCTCTGGATGTTGGCCTTGATTATCAAGCAGATAGTCGAGCACAAAGCAGAGTGATAAACTCATGGGCACTAATTAGGTAGCACTATAGGGAAGTGCCCATTATGATTATTACTTAAAGATTACTTAAAGAGGAGACTCAAATGTTAAAACCTGTAGAGCACATCCTTAACAATCCTAATGACCTTCCTGACGTACCGCGAGCTGTCAAGGAGTACCTACAGTCTCGCTTCAATGCTGACTTCCTGTATCAGTCAGAGGTCCGTAAGCTGCGTGAGGCTGGCCACAGCGAGGAGTTCATCTCCGGGGTACTGTATGGTCACTACATGGCTTCTCGTGTCCTTGACGAGATGGAGGGACGCCAGCGTGCACTCAAAGAAGGAGATTGATTATGTGTTTCTCACCTAAGATGAAAGCACCTAAGGTTGACACAACGACTGTCCCTGAGCCGGCCCCACTAACCGAGGAACCTAAGGGTGTCCAGTACGGTGGAGACGAGGACTCAAACAGCACCACTCCTGAGGTGTCAGGGCGTAAGTCACTCAAGGTGGCCAAGACGACCGAGCCTACAGGGTCCGTCAGTAAAATCCGTAAGTCAGCTTTAGGAGGCTAACATGGGACTGTTTAAGAAAATCAAGAAGGCTATCTCCAAGGTAGTCAAGGCACCACTCAAGGCCGTTGGCCTGGCAGCAGATGCACCCAACGTGCAAACAGCCGCTGAGACACCTGTGGCAGCACCTCAGGAAGCACCAAAAGAGGTCGTGGAGGACGTTGAATCTTCAGCAGACACCGAGTCTGGTAAGAAGAAAACTCGCGCCTCCGGTAAGAAGTCCCTCTCAGTTTCCCGCAGCTCAGGCGGTGGGATTAACTTATGATTGGTTACGGGGAGGGCTAACAAATGGCAGAAGTTAAACTCGAAGGCTTCGCAGAGGAGGGAGCCAAGGCGGTGTATGACCGTCTGAAGAACGACAGACAACCTTACGAGACACGAGCAGAGTCCTGTGCGCAGTACACGATTCCCTCACTGTTCCCTAAGGATTCCGATAACGCATCGACCGATTACACGACTCCGTGGCAATCCGTAGGTGCTCGCGGCCTGAACAACCTAGCGTCCAAGCTGATGCTGGCCCTGTTCCCGATGCAATCATGGATGAAGTTGACCATTAGTGAATACGAAGCGAAGAACCTTCTGGGTGACGCTGAGGGTCTAGCTAAGGTCGATGAGGGTCTCTCAATGGTAGAGCGCATCATCATGAACTACATCGAGTCCAACAGTTATCGAGTGACTCTCTTTGAGTGCTTGAAGCAACTGTGTGTGGCCGGGAACGCGCTGCTGTACTTACCGGAGCCTGAGGGTTATACCCCGATGAAGCTCTACCGACTGAACTCGTATGTGGTCCAGCGAGACGCTTTCGGTAACGTACTCCAGATTGTCACCCTCGACAAGATTGCGTTCAACGCTCTCCCTGAGGATGTCCGCAGCCAAGTGGAAGCAGCCCAAGGCGAGCAGAAGGAAGACGCTGAGATTGACGTCTACACCCACGTGTACCTGAACGAAGCCGGGGATGGCTACTCGAAGTACGAAGAGGTTGCCGAGGCGGTAGTACCGGGCAGCGAAGCCGAGTACCCACTCGAAGAGTGTCCGTACATTCCGGTCCGCATGGTCCGCATCGACGGTGAATCCTACGGTCGTTCCTACGTGGAAGAGTATCTGGGCGACCTCAAGTCCCTAGAGAACCTCCAAGAGTCCATCGTGAAGATGGCCATGATTACCGCCAAGGTTATCGGTCTGGTAGACCCAGCAGGCATCACTCAGGTCAGACGACTCACGGCAGCGCAGTCTGGTGCGTTCGTACCGGGCCGTAAGCAGGACATTGAGTTCCTACAGCTGGAGAAGTCCGGTGACTTTACCGTAGCGAAGAACGTGAGCGACACCATTGAGGCTCGCCTCTCGTATGCCTTTATGCTCAACAGTGCGGTACAACGCACAGGCGAGCGAGTCACAGCTGAAGAGATTCGGTACGTGGCGTCAGAGCTGGAAGATACCCTAGGTGGTGTCTACTCGATTCTCTCGCAGGAACTCCAGCTGCCTCTGGTAAGAGTGCTCTTGAAGCAACTACAAGCCACGCAGCAAATCCCGGAGTTACCTAAAGAGGCCGTCGAGCCAACTATCAGCACTGGCCTTGAGGCTATCGGGCGTGGGCAGGACCTTGACAAGCTGGAGCGGTGCATTAACGCATGGTCAGCTCTTAAGGCCCTCGAAGGCGATGATGACCTCAACTTGGCTAACCTCAAGTTACGTATCGCTAACGCTATCGGACTCGACACCGCTGGCATGCTTCTCACTCAGGAGCAGAAGAACGCCCTTATGGCACAGCAGGGTGCTCAGATTGCTACACAGCAAGGGGCCGCAGCGTTGGGTCAGGGGATGGCCGCACAGGCTACTGCAAGTCCTGAAGCGATGGCCGCAGCGGCTGATTCAGTCGGTATGCAACCGGGCATGTAATTAGGTAGCACTATAGGGAGACACATCCAGATTGAATGAGGTCTGGTCAGAAGGTTCGAGTCCTTCGTGTTTCCCTCTTAGTCTTAACTTTAAGGAGATTGAAATGGCTGGCGAATCTAATGCAGACGTATACGCATCCTTCGGTGTCAACAGTGCTGTACTGACTGGTAGTACACCGGAGGAGCACCAAGAAAACATGTTGGCTCTTGATGTTGCTGCCCGTGATGGCGATGATGCAATCGAGCTGAACACCAACAGTGATGACCCGTACGGCTCCGATGTGGACCCGTTCGGTGAACCTGAAGAGGGCCGTATGCAGGTCCGCATCTCCGCTGACGGTGACGACCATGAAGAAGAGGTTACCGAAGAGGAAGAACAGCAGGGCGACGAAGAGAGTCAGCCGGAGGAAGTAACCGACGATGGTGAACCTGAAGAGTTCAAACCTATTGGCGAAACTCCGGCTGACATCAACGAAGCCTCTCAGCAGCTGGAAGAACACGAAGCTGGCTTTAACGACATGGTTGCTACTGCAATCGAACGCGGTCTCTCACAGGATGCTGTGACCCGTATTCAGCAGGAGTACCAGAATGAAGACAGTCTGTCCGAGGAGTCTTACCGAGAGTTGGCCGAGGCTGGCTACAGTAAGGCGTTCGTCGATGCGTACATTCGTGGTCAGGAAGCTCTGGTCAACCAGTACGTCGAGAAAGTGATGGACTTCGTGGGTGGCCGCGAGCGCTTCCAGCAGGTCTACGGTCACATGAAGACCAATAACCCTGAGGGTGCCGAGGCGCTCATCAAGGCTTTTGAGTCTCGTGACGTAGCCACCATGAAGACGATTCTGAACCTAGCGGGACAGTCTCGTGATAAAACCTTTGGTAAGAAAGCTGAGCGCTCTATTGCCAAGCGTGCAACCCCAGCGAAACCTGTGGCCCGCAAGGCTGAAGGCTTCGAGTCTCAGGCTGAGATGATTAAAGCTATGTCAGACCCACGTTACCGCACCGACTCCAAATACCGTCGTGAAGTGGAACAGAAGGTCATCGACTCTAAGTTTTAATTAGGTAGCACTATAGGGAGACCACCAGACTGAACACGGTGACGTCCACTGGCTCCCTTCGAGTTACACAATGAGTATCACCTCGTTTCAAGTAGTAACTGACGCGACCTTAGGGCAAGACCTTATGATGGGCGCGGAGAATTAACCCAAAGAGCTTGGCAACGATAGGCCCGTTTGGTCAGCGTAATGACTAATTCTTTTCTTAAACAACATAAGGAGATTCAACATGGCTAACATGCAAGGTGGACAGCAGCTCGGTACTAACCAAGGTAAAGGTCAATCCGCAGCAGACAAGCTGGCGCTATTCCTGAAAGTATTCGGCGGTGAAGTCCTGACCGCATTCGCTCGTACCTCTGTGACCACCAACCGTCACATGCAGCGTCAAATCAGCTCCGGTAAGTCCGCACAGTTCCCTGTGATTGGTCGCACCAAGGCTGCTTACCTGCAACCGGGCGAGTCTCTGGACGACAAACGCAAAGACATCAAGCACACCGAGAAGACCATTAACATTGATGGCCTGCTGACCGCTGACGTGCTGATTTACGACATCGAAGACGCGATGAACCACTATGACGTGCGCTCCGAGTACACCTCTCAGATTGGTGAATCTCTGGCGATGGCAGCTGACGGTGCGGTTCTGGCTGAGCTGGCTGGTCTGGTTAACCTCGCTGATTCCGTCAACGAGAACATCGCTGGTCTGGGCAAACCGTCCCTGCTGGAAGTTGGCGCTAAGGCTGACCTGACCGACCCGGTCAAACTGGGCCAAGCGGTTATCGCACAGCTGACCATCGCTCGTGCAGCTCTGACCAAGAACTACGTCCCGGCGAACGACCGTACGTTCTACACCACCCCGGACGTGTACTCTGCGATTCTGGCGGCTCTGATGCCTAACGCTGCGAACTATGCGGCTCTGATTGACCCTGAGCGTGGTTCTATCCGTAACGTGATGGGCTTCGAAGTCGTTGAGGTTCCGCACCTGACCGCTGGTGGTGCTGGTGATGACCGCCCGGACGAAGATGCAGAAGCGACCAACCAGAAGCACGCCTTCCCGGCAACTGGGGGTAAAGTCAACAAAGAGAACGTTGTGGGCCTGTTCCAGCACCGTTCCGCTGTCGGTACCGTCAAGCTGAAAGATCTGGCTCTGGAACGTGCTCGCCGCGCTGAGTATCAGGCTGACCAGATTATCGCTAAGTACGCGATGGGTCACGGTGGTCTGCGTCCTGAATCTGCGGGTGCGCTGGTTTTCACGGCGGCCTAAGCGTAAATACCTTTAGTGCTCGGGTGGTAACTCCACCTGAGTATGAGGTACAGACTGTGGCTATTGCTGGTGATTCACTTAAGGTGACACTTGATGGGCTGGATGAGGTAACGGATTGGTCAACCCTTGAGGTAACTTATGGTACTTCAGGGATTGCCAGCCACACTCGCCGGACCAACACGCTGTACTTCAAAGGAATCGCTGTAGGCGAAACTCTGGTGACTGTCAGCTTTGACGGGTCTGAAAGGAAGACCTTTAAGCTGGTCGTGACTAACTAATAAGCCAAACCCCTTGGGGACCACTCATGGTCTCTGAGGGGTTTTTTCGTTAGGAGCTTACATTATGAACATGCAAGATGCTTACTTTGGGTCTGCCGCTGAGCTGGATGCCGTCAACGAGATGCTCGCAGCCATCGGTGAATCCCCGGTGACAACCCTTGACGAAGATGGTAGCGCAGACGTAGCGAACGCTCGTCGTATCCTCAACAGGATTAACCGCCAGATTCAGTCTAAAGGTTGGGCATTCAACATCAACGAGTCAGCAACATTGACCCCGGATACCAACACAGGTCTTATCCCGTTCCGTCCGGCATACCTGTCAATCCTCGGCGGTCAGTATGTTAACCGTGGAGGCTGGGTGTACGATAAGTCAACCGACACTGACACCTTCTCAGGACCAATCACCGTGACCTTGATTACCCTTCAGGATTACGACGAGATGCCCGAATGTTTCCGCCAGTGGATTGTCACCAAGGCCAGCCGCCAGTTCAACTCTCGGTTCTTCGGAGCGGAGGACGTAGAGAACTCGCTGGCACAGGAAGAGATGGAAGCACGTATGGCGTGCAACGAGTACGAGATGGACTTCGGTCAGTACAACATGCTTGACGGTGACGCATACGTTCAGGGTCTCATCGGTCGTTAATCAGAAACTTAAGGAGGACCAAATGGGTTACGTTAAGTATCGCTCAGACGAGGAACGTACTGAGGCGAGGCGTTTAGCCAAGGAGCGCAAACAGGAATTCTTCAATACCCCAGAAGGAAAGCGCTGGAAGAAGAACACGAGGTTGAAAAGCCTGTACGGAATCACTCTGGATGAATATGAGCGGATGCTTGAAGCACAGGGGTACAAATGCTGGTGCTGTGGGGTAGAACACAAAGAGGACGGGCGATACGGACCACTGTGCGTAGACCACAACCATACGACTGGAGACGTTAGAGGACTCCTGTGCCGAAGATGCAATATGGTCATAGGCAACGTTGGGGAGTCTAAGGAACTACTAACTACACTGATTGATTATCTGGAGGTACACAATGGCACTAGTAAGTCAGTCAATAAAAAATCTTAAGGGAGGCATTAGCCAGCAGCCTGAAATCCTACGGTACCCAGAGCAGGGTACACTTCAGGTCAACGGTTGGTCCTCCGAGACTGAGGGTCTCCAGAAGCGACCACCTATGGTGTTCATCAAGTCCTTGGGAGGCCGTGGGTATCTTGGGGAAGACCCCTACATCCACCTCATCAACCGTGATGAATACGAGCAGTATTACGCCGTGTTCACAGGGAATGACGTTCGGGTATTCGACCTGTCCGGCTATGAGTATCAGGTCCGTGGCGACCGCTCTTACGTGACCGTCAATAACCCTAAGGATAACTTGCGGATGGTCACTGTGGCCGACTACACATTCATCGTGAACCGCACCAGACAGGTCCGGGAGAGTCAGAACCTGACCAACGGTGGCACCTTCAGAGATAACGTGGACGCCCTCATTAACGTTCGCGGTGGTCAGTATGGACGTAAGCTCGAAGTGAACATTAACGGCGTGTGGGTAAGCCACCAGCTCCCTCCGGGCGATAACGCTAAGGAAGACCCGCCTAAGGTGGACGCACAGGCTATCGCTGAGGCCCTAGCGACTCTTCTCAGAACGGCACACCCTACGTGGACGTTCAACGTGGGAACTGGGTACATCCACTGCGTTGCGCCCGCCAACACCACCATTGACATCTTGGAGACAAAGGATGGCTACGCGGACCAGCTAATCAATCCGGTAACCCATTACGTCCAGAGCTTCTCTAAGTTGCCTCTGAACGCGCCAGATGGGTACATGGTGAAGATTGTCGGAGATACGTCAAAGACCGCCGACCAGTATTACGTTAAGTACGACAAGAGTCAGAAGGTCTGGAAGGAAACTGTTGGGTGGAACATCTCGATAGGACTGGATTACACCACGATGCCTTGGACCCTTGTCAGGGCAGCTGACGGAAACTTTGACCTAGGGTATCATGATTGGAATGACCGACGTGCGGGTGACGAGGATACCAACCCTCAGCCGTCATTTGTGAACTCAACGATAACTGACGTGTTCTTCTTCAGGAACCGCTTAGGGTTCATCTCTGGGGAGAACATTGTGATGTCCCGTACCAGTAAATACTTCGAGTTCTACCCGCCGTCAGTGGCCAACTATACGGACGATGACCCGCTGGATGTTGCCGTAAGTCATAACCGAGTGTCTGTCCTGAAGTACGCTGTGAGCTTCGCTGAGGAGCTTCTACTGTGGTCTGATGAGGCACAGTTCGTCCTGTCGGCCAACGGTGTGTTATCCGCTAAGACGGCACAGCTGGACCTGACCACTCAGTTCGATGTGTCAGACCGCGCTCGTCCTTATGGTATCGGCAGGAACATCTACTATGCGTCTCCTCGCAGCTCCTTTACGTCCATCATGCGCTACTACGCGGTACAGGATGTAAGCTCTGTGAAGAACGCAGAGGACATGACGGCTCACGTACCGAACTACATCCCGAACGGTGTGTATAGCATCAACGGGTCTGGTACGGAGAACTTCGCGTGTGTACTGACCAAGGGCGCTCCCAGCAAGGTGTTCATCTACAAGTTCCTCTACATGGATGAGAACATCCGGCAGCAGTCGTGGTCCCACTGGGACTTCGGGGACGGTGTTGAGGTTATGGCCGCAAACTGTATAAACTCGACGATGTACATGCTGATGCGTAATGCCTACAACGTGTGGATAGCTGCGGTGGACTTTAAGAAGAACTCTACGGACTTTCCGTTCGAGCCTTACCGATTCCACGTGGACGCCAAGCGGTCATACCACATCTCAGAGACTGCGTATGACATTGAGACGAACCAGACGGTAGTGAACGTCAAGGACATCTACGGTGCGTCGTTCTCTAAGGGTACCGTGGCAATCTGCGAGAGTGACGGTAAAATCACCGAGTACGAGCCTACGGGTTCCTCTTGGGATTCAACCCCGGACATCCGCATTAGCGGTGACATCTCAGGTAAGGACATTGTCATCGGGTTCCTGTACGACTTCCAGTATGTGTTCAGTCGGTTCCTCATCAAGCAGGAGCAGAACGACGGCACAACGTCCACTGAGGACTCTGGTCGACTACAGCTGCGCAGAGCGTGGGTGAACTATCAGGACACTGGCGCGTTCACTGTGAGCGTCGATAATGGTAGCCGGGAGTTCAACTATCTGGTCAACGCCAGAGTAGGTTCTACTGGTCTACGTCTGGGCCAGAAGGCCACGACCACTGGTCAGTATCGTTTTCCGGTGACAGGTAACGCACTGTATCAGAAGGTGTCCTTGAGTTCCTTCAATGCTTCCCCAGTGTCAATCATTGGGTGCGGCTGGGAGGGGAACTACATGAGACGCGCTAACGGTATTTAACTGAACGTCTCCCTGTGGTGTTGCTCAATTAGGTAGCACTATAGGGAGACCACACTAAGAGGGGACTTAAAGCATGTACATAAGAAACACTGTAAGTAATGACTTCGAGTTATTCATCCCGGCCTACCATGACGTACTTGAGGCGCAGGCCATGGGTATAGAACCATCGTTCCCAGCGGTTACTGAGTGTGTCACGTTAGACCACGATGGCTTTCCTCTGGCTATAGGTGGAAACTGTGGGGACCAAGTGTGGTTCGTAACGTCGGACCAAGTGTGGCGACTCGACAGGGCACTGAAGGTTAGATTCCGTAGGTGTATCTGCGGGTATCGTGATGCAATGCACGACGTCTACCCTGTGTTGTGGAACTTTGTCTATGTTGGCAACACTCCACACATTAGGTTCCTTAAGTCCATCGGTGCTGTATTCCATGAGGAGTACACTCATGGTGGGAAGTTCCAACTGTTCACCATAACTAGGAGGTAACTATGTGCTGGATGGCAGCTATTCCTATCGCAATGACGGCGGTGCAGGCCATCGGTCAGTCACGCAATGAAGCCAAGATGATTGGCCTTCAGAATGACCAGATGCGCCGACAGTCTGCCCAGATGATTAAAGAGTCAAACATTCAGAACGCTAACGCCAGCCTTGAGCAGAAGCAGAAGCTGGAAGAAGCCAGTGCGGACCTGACCGCTAAGAATCTCGATAAGGTTCAGGCCATGGGTACTATTCGTGCGGCAATCGGAGAGGGAAACCTTGAGGGTGCCAGCGTGGACCGTATCAGTCGAATCGAGGAGGGCAAGTTCATTCGGGAGGCCAACGCGGTCACCGACAACTACCGTCGAGACTATGCGTCACTGTTCGCTCAGCAGCTGGGTAACTCTGAGTCGACTATCGACCAAGTTAAGTCCATGCAGAAGGCTGAGGGCAAAGGTAAGTCCAAGCTGGAGCAGGTACTGGACCCGCTGGCACTGATGACCTCACAGGGTGCCTCAGCGTACGCTTCTGGTGCATTCGACAGCAAAGGGACCAAGGCTCCAATTAGTCAGGCCCAAGGCACTAAGGTAGGAGGTAAGTAATGGCCAGTAAATTAGAACAAGCATTAAGCCAACTGCCACAGGCCGGGTCTACCCGTATCCGTGGCGGCTCAGCGTCCATGCAGTATCGCCCTGTGACCATCCAGCAGGAAGGCTTCCGTCAGTCCAACCTAGTACAGTCCTTGGCGAAGTTTGGCACTGCGATGGGCGAGGCGGCGAATGCCTACGACAAGCGTCAGCGAGACAAGGCTGATGAGCGGTCAGATGAGATTATCCGTAAGTTGACCCCAGAGCAGC